ATGTACAGCCCGGTACAAATAGCCAATAAATTCATAACGTTGGGAAACCAACATCATAATCCTCTGACCCACATGCAACTGCAGAAGCTTACTTATATTGCCCATGGTTACTATTTAGCATTAACAGGTAAGCCTTTGCTCAACGAATGTGTCTCTGCGTGGAAGTACGGTCCGGTTATTCCCGGAATGTACGATGCTTTCAAAGATTATGGGAATAAGCCTGTTACGAATGTAGCAGTAGCTCCTTTTGGTGGCATTGTTACTATGGATCCGCAAGCAGAGAGCATTATAGGAGCTGTTTATAAATTTTACGGCTCGAAAAATGGAATTGAGTTATCAACTCTAACTCATATGCCAGGTACGCCTTGGTCACAAACTTATAATGGTATTGGCTCGTCAATCATCCCAGATGATGCGATCAAGACTTATTATCATGATTTATTGAATAACCGACAGCAATGTCAGGGCCTCTGAAAAAGTAATATTCAGGGATGACATGTCTCGCAATTCAGATATCTATAAACTTATCGGAGCGGCTGCAGGTGTTGAAAATGGTCGCTCTGAAGCATCCTTAAACTATACTGACAGTCAAGAACAGGTTTTTAAATCTGCATTTGAGCCGTCTAATCATGAGAGCGATGATGATTCTTCTTCAGAAAATAAAGCTATTCTGGAGGCAGAAGAGTTTGGTTCTAATACAGGTGCATTGCATGAGTTTATGCAGCAGCACAGAATGGACAGTCTTCAAGCTCAGCTTGATATGCTCAAATCACAAGTACGCGATAAGATAGCTGACGCAACAGGTAAAGAAATAGACAATGAACTTCGGACAAAAATGGCATCATTCACGGTTTGGTTTATGTCGTGGTGGTGCTTATTTGTAGCCGGAATGTTTGTATCGTTTCTTATTGCTCATGAAGGAAAGCCTCCAGTTGAAGCAATCGTTGCATTACTAGGTACAAGTACAATTAGCATTGTTGGTTTGGTTGGCTTCGTTGTTAGTGGATTGTTCAAATCAAGAAAAGATGGCGATAAAGAAAAATAACCCGTATATACACGGGTTATTCATGGTTTTAGGTTAGTTATATTTTTGTTTATCCGTTCTGACCTTTTCCCACTCAGCTCGTCCTTCTTCTCGTCTTTTGTCTATGTATTCCGCAAGATCCTGAATATTGATGCAACGTTTTGCTTTTTGTGATGTGCCGATGCGATATGTTGGAACGGGCAACTTACAAGCGTTTGCTTTTGCTTCTGCCGTGGCTGGACTCATACCAAAGTACTTTTGGCTAACTGCTGAGAGTTCAATGTTAGGGGTATTGAATTCAGCCATCAGTAAAAACAAGGTGTTCATAATTTTCTCCATCAAAACCGGCTGCACCCGGGAAAATCATAATTCTGTGCTGGTGGCAGGAATTAATTTCTGCCAGATAGCGGAAACATATTTTGCCTGATGACGGGCATCGGCCAGGGCGTTGTGCCGTTCGCCATCGAAAGGCATGTCCATTTTGGGGTCGAATCCGATGGAACGCCCAAGCGTAACGATCGTGCGTACATCGTGGTCATTCCAGTATGCCCACGGGCAGATTTGTCCTGCTCGCTCATAAGCTCCACGTAAAATTACGTTGTCGAAGGTGGCCCCGTTACCCCAGACTTTTAAATATTTCGTATTGTCTGCGTGTCGATTAATGAAATGGCTCAGTTCAGAGAGTGCATCGCTGATCGACAAAGTATCATCAATACAGATTGCAGCTCGTGCTTCAGGGCTTTGTTTCAACCACCATAGGATGGTATCGCCGTCAGGTGTGGCCCCTTGCTCCATAGCACTTTCCAGGCTAACAACCGTATAGAATTCTTGTCCGATATCTCCTGTTTCTGGGGTGAAGAACACTGCGCCAATGGAAACGATCGGAGCATCCTTATTTTTCCCCATCGTCTCAAGGTCGATCATTAAGTTGTTCATTACTTCACCTCCTGCGGCGGTTCTGGTAGCGGCATCCAGTTAGTTACATTGCGGCTATGTGTTTCGAAAAATTCATCACCATTGCGGACAATATCGAAAAACTCACCGTCTCGATGTTGCGCATATAGAACGAATACGCCATCACATAAAATAATTACGTGCTGACCATCATCTGGCATTCTCTCACTACAGCTTATCCAACAATCCGGAGTTACCAGAGAGTTGCTAACCTTACGTCTGGCAATCTCCACGATTTCAACCATATCTTCTGGCGGAATTTTACAATGCTGACCAATATGCCTCTGCTGCCTGGCATATTCGAGGATGTGCTCCAGTTTGGTTTGATTCACTTTCTCACCCTCCTTTAATGCGAGCGCCTGCAACAATAGCGCCTGATAGTTAATTTTGCTCACTGCTTGACTCCTTCCCGAAGCTGTTCCGCACAATGCATCAGCGCATCTGTCGCTTCCTTTAGCGTTACGGTATCGCCATCATCCAGTCCTGCAATTTTTGCGTGCCTGACAAACGCCGCGCAAAGGTCGTTAAATGCTCCCGCCCGCACTTCAGCCAGGCATTTGCGAAACTCGGAAACGTACTGTTCGACGCTCATTCCCCAGCTAAGTGGACATTCATTGAATGTTTCGCCTTCGTGCTCTTCATCAGGTAGCTCTTTGGTAAAGAACTCACACTCAATGGCGTGGAGTGTGTCAGCAAAACGACGTAAGTTACTCAAACCTGCCGTAATGGAGAATTCAGGAGCATCACATCCGACGCCCATCTGCTGATAAACGGCGGTTTTGAAGGCCTTAAGCCCTGCATTCTCCGCCGCCAGCGCATTAGCACGCACCAGTTGCACTTCCAGTTGCGTTGCCAAATCGATGATCAGCTTTGCCACACTGCGCATATCAACGGCACCACATTCTGCTTTCAGTTCCGAAGCCATCTCATGCCCGGCGGCAACTAACCCTTTGATATTGCCTTCCATCTTTACCCTCGTTTATCCACATAACTTATTGATTACATTTATAACTAAAAATATCGTCGATTCAGAACACTTCGATGTTCCAGCCACCACCTGCTTTCTTTGGTTTAACCCTTACCCCTATGATTGGAACGGATACTGATCTGCGGCGACTTTGGTGATCACTGTGCCGGTATGGGTTTTTACGATTGCCATGCCACTACCTCTTCGAATTTCAACTCCAATTGATCACCCCAGATTTCACATGATTCGGAACACGAACCAGTATCAAACCGCCTGGCCAGCACCATCGCCTGATACAAATTTCTGTAGTCACTGGTGGCATACATTCTGGCAATCCCGTTAAGAGTCAGATGACCACGGTACATAACGTCTTTATCTGTCTTTCGGTGACCATCCCGGACGTGTTTACCTGTAACCAGCTCATTAAAAACTCGCATCAGACCAGGTTCGTCCTTACATGCAAGCCCCAGCTTTTGTGTGGACTTTTTGATGCAGAAAACACAGTTCCCGAGGTGCTCTGGGATTTGCAAATCAAAAGGTTGTTTTCGCCACCACCGGATAACATCCGACTTATCAAAATCTGACAGCTCGGCAAGATACCGGACGCCCGGTTTCGGTTTCAGCCTACGGGGTTCGTCTGCACGAATACCCAGCCACGTGATGTACTTCCCTTGTCCGAAATGGTCATCGCAGTATTTGGTGAAGGGAACGAGTTTTAATCTGTCAGTGCAGAACGCGCCGCCGATGTATGGCGTGCCGTACTTTTTAACCATGTCCATAAACGGTTTAAGCACCGGCATTCGCGTCTGAATATCCTTTGGTTCCCATACCGTATAACCATTTGGTTGCCCAAGCTCTGGATTGATATTGACCTGCAACACAATTAGCGGTATGTCCCAGAACTTCACAACCTCCCGAATAAAGCGGTATGTCAGCGGATGTTCGCAACCGGTATCCATAAAGATGTAGCAGACGTTATTGCCAGCCTTTCTTTGTTCTTCCATCAGGTGAACAAGATATGCAGATGTTCTCCCGCCAGAAAAACTAACTACATGAGTTATGCACATTTGCGTAATTCCGATAACTCGTTGAAGCGTTCAATAAACATCCCATAGGCATGGCCTGGCGACAGTGGAATAACTTTGAACATCTCTGTTGCCGGGATGCCTTCCAGTACAGGCCAGAAAGAGCCATCATCAAGCCCGAGATCGCGGCGTTCGGTTGCCAGCATGATGAGATCGGCATATTTCACGGGCGTACTCATAACCGGGGGTAACCCGTATTTCTCACGGATTACGGCATCTATTTTTTCTTCCATCCGTTTATAGTCAGGAAGAAGGCGTTTCAGTGGTGCGGGGATGTCCTGGCAATACGCTTCTGTTGCATCATGCATTAACGCTTCAAAAGCAAATTCCTGCGGCACCAGCTGGCTGCAAAGCACCGCATGCTGGGCGACACTGTAGAAGTGTGAAAGATGTCCTGCAAAGCGACAGATATTTGAAAGGGAAACCGCGATATCGTTAATCACGATGTCGTCTTTATTTATCTTGTCATAATAAAAATGCTTCCCGGAAAAAGTTTTAATAAATGACATTTCGTTCTCCACTTTATATGCGCTGCACCGCGCTGAATTCGGGTAAAAGTAAGTCCTCACCATCCGGCGATTATTGAGTTAATTACGTTTCCATAAATGCCCCCGCAGGGGCATTTGCAGTAATGAAATCAGGCGGTGAAAGTACCAATAAAGGTTTCTACTTTGCTGTCTTTGAATTTCTCAACAAGCAGATCACGAAATTCGTTAGCCATTTCTTCCTGCACTGCTTCCAGCTGAATAATGCGCAGAACCAGTACAGGACGATCGCCAGTAATAATGCTGAGGCGTAATTTAAACGGACGTTCTTTCAGGCCTTCAAACGGAACGCATTTAAATTCAAATGCCACTGGCATAATGTCTTTGGTCTTCGCTTCGACAGACTCCATCAGGGAGCGTTTGCCGCTGAAGTCATTATCTTCAAAATCAGCGGTCTGGTTTGCTTCAATCGTGATTTTACGGACCGCCGCAGCCGCTTTTGTTGCCTGAATGGCGTCACCATTAGCATCAAAGCCCACAAGGTAGTCGGCCCAGTCTTCAATCCATTCTGCCAGTGACTTCTGGGAGTTACGCTCGCCGTTAACAGACAACAGGGCAGAGAACGGTGCTGTCTTTTTCAGTTTGAGAGTGGCGGTGTTATCTGCGTGACCTGGTTCATCAATAGTACCCAGGTTAAGCACACTGACGGCTCGCATATTATCGGCATCGATAAAGCAGCGGGTGCCTTCATCTGCAAGATCTTTAGAATAACGGGTAAAGTCATCGATGCTGGCAGTGGAAAGCGCACCACGGAAACGGAAGCGATTTAAATTAAATTTTTCCAGATCATGAATGCGGAAATTTTCAGGTAATGCCACTGCGTCGGCACCAATCTTACTGATAATTTCATTAACACCCTGAGCAGAAATAAGGGCATGGATTTGATTAATTGCAGTTGCGTCTAAGTTCTGAGACATAATAAGTCCTCACTATATAAAGATATTCAGTGATGAGATAAATAATCAGTTAATTAAGAACGATATTAATGACCTGCTGCGCGGAGTTTTCCGTCAGGTTCACCGGCAAGAGTCAGTAATTGTCCCTGGTCTTCCTGCAGAATAGTCAGGCGACCACCGCGATTGACATACATCGGCGTTTCGGTGGTGTCTTCTTCGGAAATTTTCCCGCGGTTAGTCGGGCGAACATATGAGAGTTTGTGTTTGATTTTCACACGGTTCTCATCAAACGGTTCGATTTCCAGGTTGAGCGAGACCTTACCTTTGGTTTTCGTGTTTATCACACCGGAAGCGACTTCACTGAGAACTGCGCCGATTTTGGTTTCAAATACGCCGCCGTCCAGCTCTCCGATAAATGCCTGCACATCAGTACTGCGTTCGCTAGCCATTTTGCTGCTCCTCATCATATCGACCCTGCAAGGTCGGTTGGTTTCTCCACAAAACAGAGAAGAACACCTGCGGTGGCAGCCGCCCGGATGGATTGGGTTATGAGCCCGTCGTCCGGTGATGCCCTTCTCTGTTTTGTAAAAAGAGCGGCACCAGCCGGAAGCAAGTGTACAAACTGGTACCGCCAAAGCAGTGGCTGTTGTGGTGACCGGTGCTGATCTCCGGCTTGCGGTTATTTCAGACTCTCACGGGCGTTTAATTGCCCCGCCGAACAGCTCTTTTCCGCAATAGCTGCAATGTCTTTCGCGCATCAGCCTGCGCATTCACCACAACGCTGAGAGCACTTAGCCAGTTACGGCACCACACTTTGTCGCGGTTCCATAAATGCCCTCATCGTTGCACCCTGGTCTCTTCCCAGGCGTCAAACCGAATCGCCACGCTGGTTAGGCGTCTTATCAGCATCATCATTGACTTGCACATTCCGGCTACCTGGTTTGTTTGCCCGAGCAAGGAGTGGATTGTCCCCTTTAACGTCTCCAGACCGCTAACGACGCATGTGCCATACGCCGTGTTACAACCAAATTTTGTTTGAATCTTGCCTGTTGCATGTTTCTTTTGGATACATTATGTATCCCAAAGGTACATTGTCAAGTATAAAAAAACCTGCCGAAGCAGGTTCATAAATATTGATTAGGCCTTTATTTTGTATCTTCTTGGTTTTCCCGAGAAAATCACTGTACCAATTATAGAGCAATTACCGTTGATCTTAATGTAAGGTTCAGGCCAGTTTGGGTTTAATGCTTTGAGGTAACGCTGTGTTCCATCTTCTATCAACCGCTTGAAGGTGGTTTCGCCTGTATCGTGCATCAATGCAATAACGTCGTCACCGTGGCAGGCAGGGACTTCAGGATCAACAAAAATCATGTCTCCCGGGCGGTACTCATCAATCATTGAATCACCAATCACCCGCAAGATATAAGTCATTTCGCCACAGGGTACAGGGCAGGGATAAGTTTCTGCTGTGCTCAAATCAACCTCAGAATAGCCAACTTCTTTCCATGCTCCGGCCTGTACCCATGATATGACAGGGACTAACGTTATTTGTTTGTTAGTGATTGAAACATCAGGTTTTTTTGTGATGTTCGTTGTCTGGTGTTCTTGATCAAGCCATCCGACAGGCAGGTCGAAACATTTTTCGATGTGCCGTGCCATGCTGTCACCGATATTTTTAGTTGCACCATCTCCCATAAACCTGCTGGTCTGGGTTGGCTCGCGATCAATCATGGTGGCAAAGGAAGAATTCCCGCCAACACCATCTCTCAGTTTTCTGGCGTTAGACCGCCGGATGTCATGGACTGTTTTCATAATGAAATTAAAACCCTTGTACCGTCAAGGTACAAGTATCTTGAAGGTTCATTTTAATCATGTAATATGTACATCGGAGGTACATATTGTATGAAAGCGTATTGGGACTCTTTAACCAAAGAACAGCAGGGCGAGTTGGCCGGAAAAGTTGGCTCAACACCAGGCTACTTACGGCTGGTTTTCAATGGTTATAAAAAAGCCAGTTTTGTGCTGGCTAAAAAACTTGAGCAATGCACGTCAGGTGCAATTACGAAATCTGACTTAAGACCGGATATCTATCCGAAAGATTAACAGAACACCTTCAATTTTTAACCACAGAACGATGAGGCTAACCGTGGGTAAGCATCACTGGAAAGTAGAAAAACAGCCTGAGTGGTACGTGAAAGCTGTCAGAAAAACTATCGCGGCGTTGCCGGGGGGGGTACGCTGAAGCTGCTGAGTGGCTGGATGTAACAGAGAACGCTTTATTCAACCGCCTTCGTGCAGATGGCGATCAGATTTTCCCGCTGGGATGGGCAATGATTTTACAGCGCGCGGCTGGCACTCACTACATTGCGGATGCTGTCGCACAGTCTGCTGGTGGGGTGTTTGTATCGCTTCCTGAAATTGAGGAAGTAGAGAACGCCGATATAAACCAGCGCCTGCTGGAAGTCATCGAACAGATCGGGAGTTACTCAAAGCAGATTCGTTCGGCAATCGAAGATGGGGTAGTGGAGCCACACGAGCAGACAGCAATTAATGATGAGTTGTATCTGTCAATTTCGAAGCTCCAGGAGCATGCAGCACTGGTCTACAAAATCTTTTGCGCTCCAGAAAAGAGTGACGCCCGCGAGTGTGCAGCTCCGGGCGTCGTGGCGTTTTGTGTCTGTGGAGAAACTAACGCATGAACAGTTTAACGGCAAATAACCGTTTGTCGCAACAGCTGGTGGTCAGTGTCGCTGAACACCTGTTGTTACGGCATGAATGCAGATTACCAAATCACCTGGCTGTAAGTAACCACAGAGAACTTTACCTGACTGTGGGGGGCGAGTTGTGCAGGAACTTAACCGCTGGTTTCGTGACGGAAGAGGGCTTTATGTCCATGTTATTCGTTGGGAGCCAGAAACACAGCGCGTTATCTATCTTCGCAAAGACTACCCGCATGAGTGCTTTAGTCCTTTGTGGAAATTCAGGCGTGATTTTGTTGAGTGTGAAGGACCACCAGCACATTGATTCTGCCATTCCGGGACGTTACACTGTTCAGGCACCTTATAAAGCGGGTGCCGGGATTGGCGTCCTGGAATTGCATACGGCGACAATTGGCGCGTTAGCGTCTTTTTTGTTGCTACAACTCAGCTATACCCAAATTATGGTGGGCTGGGTGGGGGCACCGAAAGGTGCGCCGGTTTCCGTATGCGCCGGTTACGCCAACCCTGCTCAGTTCACCACCAGCGAAATTGGCGTTTCCGGTGGTGGAAGTTATCCATTGCATACGGAGGCTGCCATCATGGCTACTGTCCCAGCCCTCACTCGTCTGAATGATGAAGACTTACATAAACTCAGTTATGTAACAACTGCACTACGTGCTCTGCGCAAGGTAACTCTTTCGGATCCGCAGGCGCATCAGGTTCTGGTAGAAACCCTTCTTAACTTGCAGGCTGAACGTATTCGTCTGGCGGATAAGGCTAATTTTCATATTCACCGTCTCCTGAATATCAGCGGAGGGCATCGTCATGCTTAATCCGTTGATCCTCAATATTTGCCGTTTGCTTCAGCGTAAAAAAACATCAATTCCTACAGTTGGGCAGTGGTACACCACGCCTGCAGGGCATGTTCTACGTGTTAGCCTGGTTGACCGTGAATGTCAGAAGGTGATTTGTGAACCGCTGGGCCGTAATTACCGAGTCAGTATGCCGCTTATAGCCTTTTGCTCCGGAAAAAACATGAAGCATCTCGGAGGTGCAGCATGAGTATGGAGCTGATGGTTAAAGCGATGAAAATTCGAGTGGGTAATCCATTGCGAAAACTGGTTCTGATCAAGCTGGCTGATAATGCCAGCGATCAGGGTGAGTGCTGGCCCAGCTACCAGCATATTGCTGACCAGTGCGAGATTAGCAAACGTTCTGTGATGAATCATATTGCGGCCCTTTGTGAGTCCGGGCTGGTAAAAAAAGTCACCCGGAAAGGTGAAAAAGGTAACTCAAGTAATATCTATCTCCTTCATCTGGATGGTGCAGGAGATTCACTAGGGGGTAGTGCAAATAATTCACTATCTGGTGCAGCAAATTCACCAGGTAGTGCAGGAGTTGCACCAGGGGGTAGTGCAGGAGATTCACCCAGAACCAGTCACTCTTTTGAACCAGTCAAAGAACCAGTCAATGAACCAATAGCTGTTGGTGAATCTGCTGATGAGTCTGTGCGGGTTCGTTCAAACCGACCGGAATACTCTCCGGAGTTTGAACAGGCATGGCTGGCATATCCCAAACGTGCTGGTGGCAATTCAAAATCTGCAGCCTTCAAAGCCTGGAAAGCCCGTTTGAATGAGGGGGTAAACCCCGAAACCATGCTGGAAGGTGTGAAACGCTACGCGGGCTGGATATCTGCGATGGGTAACAGCGGCACACAATTTGTTAAACAGGCTGTCACGTTCTTTGGTCCGGATCGTCATTTCGAAGAATCCTGGGAAGTTCCTGCGGTATCGGCAGCCAGATGCGAAGACCCGTACTTCAAAGCCAGTTACAACAATGTGGACTACAGCCAGATCCCGGCAGGATTCAGGGGGTGAGCATGAGCCTGATGAGTGAGATTCAAAAATTCATTGAAAGCAATCCTGGATGTACGACCGGTGATATTGCGAATGCGTTTGCATACTTTCCACGTCCCCGTGTACTGAATACGACCAGTAAGTTACGCCAGTGCAGACGTGTCGCTTATCGCAGTGAAGGCAAAACACACAGGCATTTTTCTCGCAAGGCTGTGTTGCCACCTGAGCCGGTGCTGAAGCATATGAGTGTGGCCAGTAAAAGCTACGTCGGCACTAATGATCAGCGGGTGATTTTGCGCCTGACCCGCCAGGCTGAAGAACTGGAGTCCAGGGGCTTATACCGTCGTGCTGCAACGGTGTGGATGGCGGCATTCCGTGAAAGCCACTCCCAGCCAGAACGAAACAATTTTCTGGCGCGTCGTGAGCAGTGCTTACAGAAAAGCAGCAAGCGCGCAGCATCGGGTGAAGAGTGGTATCTGTCAGGGAATTACGTGGGGGCTTAATGAGTAATAAATATTGTCAGGCACTGGTGGAACTGCGGAACAAACCAGCCCATGAACTGAAGGAAGTGGGCGATCAGTGGCGCACGCCGGACAACATTTTCTGGGGAATTAACACTCTGTTTGGCCCGTTTGTTCTGGATCTGTTTACTGACGGTGATAACGCCAAATGTGCCGCGTATTACACGGCGGAAGATAACGCGCTGGCGCATGACTGGTCAGAACGTCTTGCGGAGCTTAAAGGTGCTGCCTTTGGTAATCCCCCATACAGCCGCGCCAGTCAGCATGAGGGGCAATACATCACCGGCATGCGTTACATCATGAAACATGCCAGTGCCATGCGTGATAAGGGCGGGCGCTATGTTTTCCTGATCAAAGCGGCCACCAGCGAAGTGTGGTGGCCGGAAGATGCAGATCATATTGCTTTTATTCGCGGGCGTATTGGTTTTGAACTGCCTGCCTGGTTTATACCGAAGGACGAGAAGCAGGTGCCGACAGGCGCTTTCTTCGCTGGTGCTATTGCTGTTTTCGACAAGACCTGGAAGGGACCGGCAATCAGCTACATCGGGCGCGATGAACTTGAGGCATGTGGTGAGGCGTTTCTGGCGCAGGTTCGCCAGCAGGCGGAAAAACTGGTCAGGGAGATGGCGGCATGACGACGTTAACTCAATGCCAGCAGCAGGTGCTGGATATGCTGATTTCTTACCAGAAAGAACGTGGCTTCCCGCCAACCAATCAGGAGGTGGCAACCATGCTGGGATACCGTTCAGTGAATGCAGCGGTGGAACATCTTCGCGCACTGGAGAAAAAAGGCGTCATCACGATAAAGCGTGGCGTGGCCCGGGGTATCACTCTTCATACCGCGGTGAAGGACGACGACAGCGAGGCGGTCGGGATTATCCGCTCACTGCTTGCCGGTGAGGAAAACGCCAGGCTGCGTGCAACCCACTGGTTACATGAGAGAGGCCTGAAAGTATGAAGCTGATCCTGCCTTTCCCGCCCAGCGTGAACTCGTACTGGCGACACCCCAACAAAGGGGCATTTGCTGGTAAGAGCCTGATAAGCGCGGCGGGGCGAAAATTTCAGAGCGCGGCGTGCGCAGCAATAGTTGAGCAGTTACGTCGTCTGCCAAAACCAACGTCGGCACCTGCTTCAGTGGAGATCGTGTTGTTTCCTCCGGATAACCGGATCCGCGATCTGGACAACTATAACAAGGCGCTGTTTGACGCGTTGACCCACGCGGGTGTGTGGGAAGACGACAGACAGGTGAAAAGAATGCTGGTGGAGTGGGGACCGGTTATCCCGAAAGGGAAGGTCGAGATCACCATCAGTAAGTACGAGAAAACGGCGGGTGCAGCCGCCTGATCAAGAGGAGAAACGAAGTATGAATAATCTGATGGTCATTGATGGTATTGAAGTTCGTCGTGATGCTTATGGTCGTTACAGCCTGAACGATCTGCACAGGGCTGCCGGTTCTCTGGATAAGCATAAGCCTGCATTCTGGCTCCGCAATGAGCAAACTGAACGTTTAATAAGCGAGTTGCAGATTTGCAACTCGGTCAATATAGAGCCAGTTAACGTTATTCGTGGCGGAAATAACCAGGGGACGTATGTCTGCAAAGAACTGGTGTATGCCTATGCAATGTGGATAAGCCCGTCATTCCATCTGAAGGTGATCCGTACTTTCGACATGGTAACCAGCGCACCGGAAAAATTATCCGGACAGGCTGCTGACAAGATGCAGGCTGGTGTGATTCTGCTGGACTTTATGCGCCGGGAATTAAACCTGTCTAACTCTTCAGTGCTTGGTGCCTGTCAGAAACTCCAGGAGGCTGTTGGCTTACCGAATCTGGCACCGCGCTATGCCATTGATGCTCCTGCTGACGCGCCTGATGGCTCAAGCCGCCCCACGCTGTCACTGAGTGCACTGCTGAAGCAGTATGGTATCCGCCTGACAGCTAATCAGGCATATCACCAGATGGCGAAGCTGGGGATCGTTGAACAACGTGAACGATACAGCCGCACTGCGATTAACAACATCAAAAAATTCTGGTCGCTGACGGCGAAAGGCTGCATGTTCGGCAAGAACATCACCAGTCCCGCAAATCCGCGCGAGACGCAGCCGCATTTCTTCGAATCCCGGTTCCCTGAGCTGTTAAAGCTGCTCGATACTGTTCATTGAGGTGACCGTGAGAGCGCTACTGACCCCTGAAATTGCCCCGCGTATGGGGATCGTATTGTTCAGGCCAGGTTCAGAGCTGATGCCCCTGTTTATGCAGGGGCGTGTCCTGCTGGAGCCTGAGCCGGAACGTTATTCATCTTTCGCCAGTGGTGCCGTTCCGGCGGCATCACAACCGCTGGCGGATGATCCTGCCGTTCGGGCCGTGTTCCGCAATGAGGCAGTGATTCGTCGTGCTGGTGGAGTGGAATGTCTTGAACGCTGGTTACTTCGTGAAAAAGGTTGCCAGTGGCCTCATTCCGACTGGCACAGCGAGAACATGACCACAATGCGACACACGCCGGGCGCAATCCGTCTGTGCTGGCACTGCGATAACCAGCTGCGCGATCAGTTCACGGAACGGCTGGAATCAATGGCAACGGATAACTGTACCCGCTGGGTGTTGTCTGTTGTGCGTCGGGATCTCGGTTTTGATGACAGTCACGTTGTGACAATGCCGGAACTGTGCTGGTGGCTGATTCGTAATGGCCTGGCGGATGCCTTACCGGAAAGTGCAGCCCGTAAGGCACTGAGATTACCGAAGCCTGTTGTGCCGTCTGTCACCCGGGAAAGTGACCTTGTGCCTTCGGTTCCTGCCACCAGCATCATCCAGGATAAAGCGAAAAAGGTGCTGGCGCTGAAAGTGGATCCGGAGTCGCCGGAGTCTTTTATGTTACGCCCAAAACGTCGCCGCTGGGTTAATGAAAAGTACACGCGCTGGGTTAAGACACAGCCGTGTGCATGTTGTGGAAAGCCTGCTGATGATCCCCACCACCTGATAGGTCACGGTCAGGGTGGAATGGGAACAAAAGCGCATGACCTTTTTGTGTTGCCTTTGTGCAGAAAGCATCACGACGAGCTGCATGCGGATACCGTGGCATTTGAAGAGAAGTATGGCTCCCAGCTGGAGCTGATATTTCGTTTTATCGATCGTGCGCTGGCAATTGGCGTGCTGGCCTGATTTTGTGGAGAAAGTTGATGCGTGATATTCAAATGGTTCTTGAACGTTGGGGGGCATGGGTGGCAAATAATCACGAGGATGTCACCTGGTCGTCTATTGCTGCAGGATTTAAAGGACTAATCCCTTCAAAAGTAAAATCCCGCCCGCAATGTTGTGACGATGACGCGATGATCATTTGTGGGTGCATGGCTCGCCTGAAAAAGAACAACAGCGATTTGCACGATTTATTAGTGGATTATTATGTAGGTGGTATGACGTTTATGGCGCTTGCCCGTAAACATGGGCGTTCTGATTGCTGGGTTGGGCGTTTATTGCAAAAGGCTGAAGGTGTAGTTGATGGCATGTTAATGATGTTAGAAATTGAGCTAGAGATGGATCGTTAGAAGACCTCTTATTGAGGGGGTAATTGAATCAGTTTAATGTGTGGGGAGTCGATTTATTCTCCCCATTTTATTTAATTAATTTACTTAAGGTTTTAATTCATCAAGACGTTGTTGGATAGTGTTTTTGCTTGCGTTGTCTGTTATAGCCATTTGTTGTACTTGCCCCATTGCCATTTGAGTTTCCATCCACATATCGGCCCACACTTTTGTATCGTTATTAACTTGAGCGATAGTAAATCTGACTTTTGATACCGGGGTTGTTGAATAGGCATTTCCGATTAACATTTGTCCAAAAACAGCAGAGCCGCCTTCCAGTTCTTTACCACATATAACACTGCTGTTATCCGCGTTGTAAATTATCAACCCTCTACTATTGCAGTAATTCACAAGGGCATCTTTGACTTTATCTTTTGTCGTATTTTGATAAACCCCCTCAGGTTTTCCTGATTGAGTTTTCTTTATCAATGGTACGGAAGAAGTACAACCTGAAATGATAGTTGCGCTAAGTAATAGTACAGTCATTTTATTCATGTTTCTTATCCATTGCTAAGGGTATACCCACACAATTATTTTTATTGGAGATGAATAATCAACCGTTTACAATCGTAAAAAATCAAATATGCTGTTAAGAGTGGTTACTTCGCCACACAACTTAAACCCGCCGCTGAGCGGTTTTTTTGTACCTGTAAACTTGGTGCAGTACAGTAAACACGCTGGTGGTCGTGAATACTGACTTTTTATCTTGCTGGCTTTTTAGACAAGAGTTATTGGTATGTCATGTTAACCAGAAGGGAAAAAGACATGCTAAAACAGCAAGATATGACAGAAACCGCCGCCGCAGTCCTTCATTTCTTACCTGCTGACAAGTGGGTAACGCCACGCATGATGACGAGAACTACCGGAGTAAGCGAAGCCCGGTGCCAGTTAATACTGACTCAGTTAGTTCTGGCGGGTCTGGCGAAGGATAACGGCGGGTACGGGAATAAATTCAGACGCTGCCAGTAATGGCGGTTTCCTGCTGTGAAAATGGGCGGCTGGTGGGTGTTGGTAGCACCTGCCAGCCATTCGCTCATGCTTACTGGTCACAAGCGAACCACGGCCCACTGCTTTAGCGCAAAAGCAGAGTGAGCCTACCAGAGTTACGCTTACTGATCCATGAAAAATACTGTAAAAATAAACAGTGTTGATTTAATCAACGCTGATTGCCTGCATTTTATTCAGTCCCTGCCTGATGATTCCATTGACCTGATTGTTACCGATCCGCCGTACTTCAAGGTGAAACCCAACGGCTGGGACAATCAGTGGAAAGGGGACGAAGATTACCTTAAGTGGCTGAACCACTGTCTGGCCCAGTTCTGGCGGGTGTTGAAACCTGCCGGAAGCCTTTACCTGTTCTGTGGGCATCGCCTGGCATCTGATATTGAGATCATGATGCGTGAACGTTTCAACGTGCTTAACCATATCATCTGGGCGAAGCCGTCCGGACGTTGCAATGGGTGTAATAAAGAAAGTCTGCGCGCATATTTTCCTGCCACAGAGCGCGTTCTGTTTGCTGAACATTACCAGGGGCCATATCGTGGCAAAAGTGATGGCTATGCGGCAAAAGAAAGGGAACTCAAACAGCACATAATGGCACCGCTGATATCGTATTTCAGGGATGCTCGTGCCGAACTGGGTATAACGGCAAAACAAATTGCCGAAGCCACAGGTAAGAAAAATATGGTTTCCCACTGGTTTGGTGCCAGTCAGTGGCAGTTGCCGAATGAGGCTGACTATCGGAAGTTACAGGCACTGTTTTCCCGTGTAGCGGCAGAGAAGTTTCAGGAACAACAACTGGAACAACCACACCACCAGCTGGTGGCATCTTATGATTCACTGAATCGCAAATATTCTGAATTGCTGGATGAGTTTAAATCTCTCCGGCGCTATTTCTCCGTATCAGTCTCCGTGCCTTATACCGATGTCTGGATGCATAAACCCGTTCAGTTCTACCCGGGTAAACATCCGTGTGAGAAACCGGCGGATATGCTCAGGCAAATAATCAATGCCAGTAGTCGACCTGGTGATCTGGTTGCTGATTTTTTTATGGGATCCGGTTCCACAATAAAAGCAGCAATGGCGCTGGGGCGTCGGGCCTTAGGTGTTGAGCTTGAGTCAGAGCGGTTTAACCAGACAGTGAAAGAGATAAACGAGCTGGTGGGGAAATAATCTGGTGGCCACGTCAGGTGGCCTTTTTATTTCCATTACACAGCACCCGCATCTGCGAGGTGGGGTTATGAAATCCATGGATAAGTTAACAACGGGTGTCGCCTATGGCACCTCAGCAGGTAGTGCCGGGTACTGGTTTTTACAGTTGCTCGATAAAGTCACGCCCTCACAGTGGGCGGCAATAGGTGTGCTGGGTAGTCTGGTATTTGGCTTGCTGACGTATCTGACAAACCTTTATTTCAAGATTAAAGAAGATAAGCGTAAGGCTGCGAGAGGGGAGTAATATAATGACCCAAAACTATGAACTGATTGTGAAAGGGACCCGCAATTTTGAGAATAAAGTTACGGTAATCTTAACTTTACAGGACAAAGAACATTTTGCCGGTGAAATTTTTGATCTGAACATCAACCTTGAGCGACAGGGTGGAGCAGCTCTTGAATTTTACGAGGAAGAGGCAATAAAACAGGCAAAGGCATTGTTCCGGGATGTTGCAGCCAAGTTATGTGAAGGGAGGGCGTTGCATGAAAAGCGCCCCTGTTTTGAGCCGCGGTATACCATAAAAATTAACAGTTCAGATAATACGATACTGTCTGTAAAGGATGATATTGAATCACGTATTGAACAACTGGAGTGCTATATCTCTGAATTGAAAAAAAGCACCCCAACAAAAGATGAGGTGCTTGCATTAGACGAAATGAAAGAAACTATTCTTGATCGCGCGGTGCGTCTAAGCTGCGCTTCACGGTTGAAAGAGCATTTTCAGCAGCCTTGAGGACTCTTTTATCATTACGAGCATCGGTCTTTGGTATCTCTTTAATTAGATGTTCCATTTCGGCGATCAGGTAATTTGACACGGCGTTATTCTTACCTAGTGCGTCCATGGCTTTGATTATCTTTGGGAGAAGAAAACCGACCTGTAACTCAAGAGTAAAAATTCTGTCAAAAAGCGCTGTATATTCTTTGCTATTTTCTTCACTCATATCTGTTCCTTATCTTTGCGAGGCAGCCATCTCGCCTTGTTGAGTTTACGCCAGTGTCCTACCACTGACGGGCTGAATGCTTAACATATCCAGGGTTCAGAAACCGATAAATCCTGATAAATATCCATGAACGTAAAAATCAGATACGGCCTGTCGGCTGCCGTTCTGGCACTGATTGCCGTCGGTGCGCCTGCGCCTGATATTCTCGACCAGTTTCTGGATGAAAAAGAAGGTAACCACACAACGGCATACAGCGATGGTTCCGGCATCTGGACCATCTGTAGGGGTGCCACGATGGTGGATGGAAAACCCGTTTTTTCCGGTATGAAACTGTCGAAGGAAAAATGCGACCAGGTTAACGCCATTGAACGTGATAAGGCGCTGGCATGGGTGGAGCGCAATATTAAAGTACCACTGACCGAACCACAGAAAGCGGGTATAGCGTCATTTTGTCCCTATAACATTGGTCCCGGTAAGTGTTTCCCGTCGACGTTTTATAAGCGGCTTAATGCCGGTGATCGTAAAGGTGCCTGTGAGGCGATTCGCTGGTGGATTAGGGACGGTGGGCGTGATTGCCGCATACGTTCAAATAACTGCTACGGACAGGTTATTCGTCGTGACCAGGAAAGCGCATTAGCCTGTTGGGGGATAGATCAGTGAGCAGAGTTGCCGCGATTATTTATGCTCTGGTTATCTGCATCATCGTCAGCCTGTCATGGGCGGTCAATCATTATCGTGATAACGCCATCGCCTACAAAGAGCAGCGTGATAAAGCCGCATCTATTATCGCTGACATGCAGAAGCGTCAACGTGATGTAGCAGAACTCGACGCCAGATACACAAAGGAGCTTGCTGATGCTAACGCGACTATCGAAAGTCTTCGTGCTGATGTTTCTGCTGGTCGTAAGTGGCTGCACGTCAAAGCAGTCTGTCCGGACATGCATAAAACCACCGCCGCCTCCGGCGTGGATGATGGCGCCAGCCCCAGACTTACTGACACCGCTCAACGGGATTATTTCGTTCTCAGAGAGCGCATCGAAACCATAACTAACCAATTGAATGGCCTGCAAGAGTATGTGAGATCACAGTGTTCATATTAGAAAAGTCTTATCATAAGATTTTTGTATATGGATGCATTATGTCTCAATACGCGCGCGCCGCTTTAATTGCTTATTATTTGGTTTCTGATAATTCTATATCCCCTCGTGATGCATGGGATGCTGCTGTCGCTGAGGTTACAGAAAGCGAATCGGCAAGAAAGAAGGGATGCCCAAGGGCAACGTTTCTCGCTCTGGCGGATAGCGGTTATCTGAAGAATGTAAAACCACATCATGGGGAGAAAAAGATCGGTAAGTTGTACCAAAGGGCAATTGAAGTTGCGAATCTGATTCTTGATTTACCCGGAATTAGCAAAGCTGAGCTAGTTGATAAAACTTGCTATAAAGACAGGCAAGGGTCTTATGACATTGCTCTAACTCTCGCTCAGCACGGATTACTCCAGCGTCCTCAATAAGATATTAAGTGATTTATGGCCTCGCTTTTAGCGGGGCTTTTTCATATCTGAATCTCACCATGCATATCATCACCTGACTGGAACGTCAGGAGAATTCGTTACCGGGATTCGATAAAGGTATTCAAGCCTGACACATTATGCGCTGTATCGTCGCCGTATTCCTGCATTAACCATGACCGTAGCCCGACGGGGAACTCCTTCTGCGCGAGTGTGCGGGAATAATCAAAAACGATGCACACCGGGTTTTTACCGCGCTAATGATTCGCGGGTTTGTCCCTCATGCTCGCCAGTCCTGTGCGGGGGTGGAAGAAACAGGACACTCACACAGATTCTTGTGGGTCGATGCTATTCCTTTCTGGATTATCCCGATGCCATTCATGCAAGGGCTGTATCAGACGTTCGTCATGGCTGTCAGGCTGACGGGTCCTCCCGGTGGGGTGGCCTGCCACGGGGCGGGAGCGTCGCGGAAAAAGGCTAGTTTTTGCATTTTTATCGGCCACCATCATCTTTGCATCTTATTGATTATTAATGGTTATTTGTTTTTTGTATGTCGAATTGAGTGTTTTTTGTTCGACATCGAACGCGTTTTCTTAAAGTTGTTCGCACGATGCATGTTTAAAGCTCTCCGGAGGAAATATGGATCATGAGTTGAAAAACCTGGTGCTGAATATTAATCAACTGGCGGCTTTATCTGGTCTGCACCGCCAGACTGTCGTGGCAAGACTGAAAAACATTCGTCCCGCTGGTGGACATGACAAACTCAAGCTATACCGGTTGACCGATATTCTGACTGAATTTATGGGGTTACCACCGCCGGTTGCTGAGGGCGAAATGGATCCACATGAACGCAAAGCCTGGTATCAGTCTGAACGTGAGCGTCTTAAGTTCGAACAGGAAACGGCACAACTCATTCCGGCCAGTGATGTCAGACGGGAGTTTGCCATCTGGGCAAAAGCGGTCGTGCAGGTGCTGGAGACATTACCGGATATTCTGGAACGTGACTGCGGCCTGCAGCCTGCCGCTGTGAGCCGTGTTCAGTCCATTATTGATGATCTGCGCGATCAGATAGCCCTGCGGGTGACCGAAGCAGGTGCGGATGATGAGGAGGAATTACAGCAGGAGGAGTAATGCTGAATCAGGAAACCGCAAAGGCAGCACGAACCGATTCAGGTTATATCCTTCGCGCACCGAGACGAATGCTGGTTGCTGATGCCGTTGCTCAGTATATGCGGGTGCCCATGGGGGCCGGGAACTCAGTCCCGTGGGATCCGCTGGTGGCACCGTATGTTATTGAGCCGATGAACTGCCTGGCCTCGCGTGAATACGACGCAGTGATATTTGTTGGCCCGGCACGAACTGGCAAGACTATCGGCCTGATTGACGGCTGGGTGATTTACAACGTGATTTGCGATCCTGCGGATATGCTGATTATTCAGATGACGGAGGAAAAAGCCCGCGAACACTCCAAAAAACGACTTGCCAGAACGTTTCGCGTCAGCCCGGAAGTGGTCAGTCGCCTGAGTCCGAACAAAAATGACAACAACGTTTATGACAGAACATTCCTTGCTGGCAACTACCTGAAAATCGGCTGGCCGTCAGTCAATATCATGTCCTCATCAGATTATAAATGCGTGGCGCTGACGGATTATGACCGTTTTCCGGAAGATATTGATGGCGAGGGGGATGCCTTCTCTCTTGCCTCAAAACGTACCACCACATTTATGTCCAGTGGTATGACGCTGGTGGAGAGTTCCCCCGGCAGGGATGTGAAGGATGTGAAATGGCGACGGACTTCACCGCATGAGGCTCCACCAACCACGGGGATACTGTCGCTCTATAACCGTGGCGATCGCCGTCGCTGGTACTGGCCCTGTCCACACTGTGGTGAGTATTTTCAGCCCTGCGGCGATGTGGTTGCTGGTTTCCGTGATATTGCCGATCCCGTGCTGGCAAGTGAGGCGGCTTATATTCAGTGTCCTTCCTGTTCAGGACGGATTATGCCTGAACAAAAACGTGAGCTGAACGGACGTGGGGTCTGGTTGCGGGATGGTGAATCCATCAATGCGGATGGCAGTCGTTATGGTGATCCCCGACGCTCACGTATTGCGTCATTCTGGATGGAGGGTCCGGCAGCTGCTTACCAGACACTCTCGCAACTCGTTTACAAGCTGCTTACTGCAGAACAGGAATACGAGACAACCGGAAGTGAAGAAACACTCAAGACGGTTATCAATACCGACTGGGGATTACCTTATCTTCCCCGTGCCAGCATGGAGCAACGAAAAAGTGAACTGCTTGAGCAGCGGGCAGAGCCAGTTCCTTCCCGCAGTGTGCCGGATGGCGTTAATTTCCTGGTGGCGACAGTTGATGTGCAGGCGGGACGTCATCGCCGTTTTGTGGTTCAGGTAACGGGCTATGGCAGCCGTGGCGAACGCTGGATTATTGATCGTTACAACATCACGCAGTCATTGCGCGGTGACAGCGACGGGGAGAGCCAGCGAATTGATCCGGCCAGCTATCCGGAAGACTGGGATGTCCTGCTGACGGATGTTTTTCATAAAAGCTGGCCGCTGGCCTCCGATCCTTCTCAACAAATGCGACTGATGGCAATGGCGGTGGACTCCGGCGGTGAAGACGGGGTCACTGATAATGCCTATAAATTCTGGCGTCGTTGCCGTCGTGATGGCCTTGGTAAACGTATTTACCTGTTTAAGGGCGACAGCATCCGGCGCGCAAAACTGATCACCCGTACATTCCCTGATAACACCGGACGAACGGGCCGACGGGCGCAGGCCGCAGGTGATGTGCCGCTCTGGCTTCTTCAGACGGATGCCCTGAAAGACCGGGTGAATAACGCGTTATGGCGTGACTCTCCAGGTCCCGGCTATGTGCATTTCCCTGACTGGCTGGGGAGCTGGTTTTACGACGAACTGACGTATGAAGAGCGGAGTAGTGACGGGAAATGGAGTAAGCCGGGTCGCGGTGCCAACGAAGCTTTTGACCTGATGGTGTATGCCGAGGCTCTGGTCATTCTGCATGGATACGAAAAGATCCGCTGGCCGGATGCACCGGAGTGGGCGAGCCGGGAAACCTGGCTGGAGTGTGTCCCGGACAGTACCGAACCGTCACCCTCACCGGAACCGGTATCCACGCCTGTTAAAAAACAAAAACGGAAGAAAACAGTAACTGACGATGTTAACCCCTGGCTGACTTCCGGAGGATGGTTATGAACCAGAATGATATCGAAGCCATGATTCAGCGTTATACGGAAGCTGAAATGGCGGTGCTGGACGGAAAATCCGTCACCTTTAATGGTCAGCAGATGACCATGGAAAACTTATCTGAGATCCGGCAGGGACGGCAGGAGTGGGAGCGCCGCCTTGCGGCTCTGATTACACGACGACGGGGGCATCCCGGGTACCGGCTGGCGAGGTTCTGATGGCAATTCTTGATGATGTGATTGGCGTTTTTTCACCAGGATGGAAAGCGGCAAGGCTGCGTTCCCGTGCGGTGATCCAGGCTTATGAGGCCGTAAAAACGACGCGGACACACAAAGCCCGGCGGGAAAACCGAACTGCCGACCAGTTAAGCCAGTACGGGGCCGTGTCGTTACGTGAGCAGGCCCGTTACCTTGATAACAACCACGATCTGGTTATTGGTGTATTTGACAAGCTGGAAGAACGGGTGGTGGGGAAAAACGGGATTATTGTCGAGCCACATCCGGTATTACGCAATGGGGCCATTGCCCGTGATCTGGCAGCGGAGATACGCACCCGATGGAGTGAATGGTCTGTCAGTCCGGAAGTCACCGGGCAGTTTACCCGTCCGATGCTGGAACGTCTGATGCTGCGTACCTGGCTGCGCGATGGTGAGGTGTTTGCCCAGATGGTTTCCGGGCGCATAAACAGCCTGACGCCTTCTGCCGGTGTTCATTTCTGGCTGGAGGCGCTCGAGCCGGACTTTATTCCCATGACCAGTGATGAGAGCAACAGGCTGAATCAGGGCGTGTTTGTTGATGACTGGGGGCGTCCCGAAAAATATCTGGTGTATAAAAGCCGTCCCGTATCCGGGCGGCAGATGGAAACCAAAGAAGTGGATGCAGAGCGAATGCTGCATCTTAAATTTGTTCGCCGCCTGCACCAGATGCGCGGGACGTCTTTGTTGTCCGGTGTGCTGATCCGCCTCAGTGCCCTGAAAGAGTATGAAGATTCTGAGCTGACTGCAGCAAGGATCGCCGCTGCTCTGGGGATGTACATCCGCAAAGGCGACGGGCAGAGCTATGAACCGGATGGTAATGGCAGCAAGGAGAATGAACGCGAGCTTACCATTCAGCCAGGCATTATTTACGACGATCTGAAACCCGGCGAAGAAATCGGAATGGTGAAGTCGGATCGTCCCAATCCTAACCTTGAAACTTTTCGTAATGGTCAGTTGCGTGCCGTGGCGGCGGGCAGTCGTCTGAGTTTTTCCAGTACGGCACGCAACTATAACGGCACTTACAGCGCCCAGCGTCAGGAACTGGTTGAGTCTACTGATGGCTACCTGATCCTGCAGGACTGGTTTATTGGTGCCGTCACCCGCCCGATGTATCGTGCCTGGCTGAAACAGGCTGTGGCATCCGGTGTTATCAGGCTACCCCGCGATCTTGACCGTTCTTCACTGTATACCGCGGTGTATTCCGGACCAGTGATGCCGTGGATTGACCCTGTTAAGGAGGCTGAGGCCTGGAAAATCCAGATTCGTGGTGGAGCGGCGACAGAATCAGACTGGGTACGTGCTGGTGGTCGTAATCCGGATGATGTCAAACGTCGGCGCAAGGCCGAAATTGATGAAAACCGCAAGCTGGATCTGGTATTTGATACCGATCCGGCCAGTGATAAAGGAGGCAGCAGTGCCGCAACGAAACGACAGGAGCCGCAGCACACCGACGACCAGTCCGAAGAATAATTCCTGGTTCAGGATGCAGGCTGGTCACCAGAGTGACGCGGATATTTATATTTATGACGAGATTGGTTTCTGGGGTGTTACAGCGAAGCAGTTTATCAGTGATCTGAATGCACTGGGCGATATCACCCACATTAATCTCCATATTAATTCACCGGGTGGCGATGTCTTTGAAGGCATCGCCATTTTTAATGCGCTGAAAACACATGGTGCGTCCATTACCGTTTATGTCGACGGTGTGGCGGCGTCAATGGCGTCGGTCATTGCGATGGTGGGAAACCCGGTCATTATGCCGGAAAACACCTTCATGATGATTCATAAACCATTTGGCTTTACGGGCGGTGATGCGGAGGACATGCGCACCTATGCCGACCTGCTCGATAAGGTTGAGGCGGTTCTGTTACCCGCTTATGCACAGAAAACCGGGAAAACCACCGATGAAATTGCTGCCATGCTGGCGGATGAGACCTGGATGTCCGGTGCCGAATGTCTGGCACATGGATTTGCTGATCAGGTAACGCCAGCCGTTAAGGCAATGGCATGTATTCAGTCAAAACGTACAGAGGAATTTAAAAAGATGCCGGAATCCATTCGAAACATGATTACTCCGCCACGCAACAGTGCTCCACGCGTACAGGATAATGAACCTGTAGCCTCCCGGACGCCAGTGCAGGCAGCAGCACCCGTGGTGGATGAAAACAGTATCCGTGCGCAGGTACTGGCAGAGCAAAAAGCGCGTGTAAACGGTATTAATGATTTGTTTGCCATGTTTGGCGGGCGTTATCAGACGCTGCAGGCTCAGTGTCTTGCCGATCCTGAATGTTCGCTGGAGCAGGCCCGCGAAAAGCTGTTGAACGAGATGGGGCGCGAGTCCACGCCATCCAATAAAAATACCCCGGCTCATATTTATGCCGGTAACGGTAATTTTGTGGGGGACGGGATCCGCCAGGCGCTGATGGCGCGTGCCGGATTTGAAAAAACCGAACGTGATAATGTCTACAACGGGATGACCCTGCGTGAATATGCTCGTATGTCACTGACTGAACGGGGGATTGGGGTTTCCAGTTATAACCCGATGCAGATGGTCGGTGCGGCGTTCACACACAGTACGTCTGACTTCGGTAATATTCTGCTGGATGTTGCGAACAAAGCCATTCTGCAGGGCTGGGAAGATGCCCCTGAAACCTATGAACAGTGGACGCGGAAAGGTCAGTTGTCTGATTTTAAAATTGCCCATCGTGTGGGTATGGGGGGCTTCAGTGCTCTGCGTCAGGTGCGTGAAGGGGCGGAATATAAATACGTCACCACCGGAGATAAACAGGCCACTATTGCACTGGCGACCTATGGCGAGCTGTTCAGTATCACCCGTCAGGCCATTATCAATGATGATCTGAATATGCTGACCGATGTCCCGATGAAACTGGGCCGTGCGGCGAAATCCACTATTGCCGATCTGGTTTATGCCATTCTGACGTCTAACCCGAAAATCTCCACAGATAATGTAAGTCTGTTCGATAAAGCGAAACATGCAAACGTACTGGAGAGCGCTGCAATGGACGTGGCATCGCTGGATAAAGCCCGCCAGTTGATGCGTGTTCAGAAAGAGGGGGAGCGTCATCTGAATATTCGTCCTGCGTTCGTACTGGTACCGACGGCGATGGAGTCTGTTGCTAACCAGGTCATTCGCTCCTCAAGTGTCAAGGGGGCTGACATTAACGCCGGTATTATTAACCCGGTGAAAGATTTTGCGACCGTTATTGCAGAGCCTCGTCTTGATGATAACAGCCAGACCACTTTCTACCTGGCTGCGTCCAAAGGCTCCGATACGATTGAAGTGGCTTATCTCAACGGTGTGGATACGCCATATATTGATCAGATGGAGGGCTTCAGTGTGGATGGCGTGACAACGAAAGTGCGTATTGACGCCGGTGTCGCGCCAGTTGATCACCGCGGTCTGGTGAAATGTACGGCGTAAACGTCGCAGACAACAACTCTGATGGCCCGTAAGGGCTTTTTTTGTACCTGAAATCAGCCCCTGAACGGGGCTGTGCGGAGACAGTTATGGCAAAGAATTTTGTAGAAGAAGGAAAAACGGTGGCGATTGTTGCCAGTGCAGCCATCAGCAGCGGAGATCTGGTGCAGGTGGGCGATGTTTTTGCGGTGGCGCTGACCGATATTCCACAGGGTGAAACAGGCGACGGCATGACCGAAGGTGTGTTTATGCTGCCTAAGCTGAAAACGGATGACATGAAAACGGGTAAGAAGGTTTATCTGAAGTCCGGAAAAGTTCAGCTGACTAACAGCGGCTCTGATCCGCTGGTCGGGGTTGTCTGGGCAGATGCTGGAACCAGTGCAGAAGAAGTGCCGGTAAAACTCAATGTCTGATCCCTTTTCCCGGTTGGCAGCGCGTATGGATGCTATCACGGTCAGAAAGATGGGAAAGACAGCCTCGATTAATGATGTCGATATGACTGTGATCCCGGGAGAAACACTGGCAGAGCTGAATGCGCTGTCCGGACCTGCGGTCTCTCTGGTGGTGTTTTCTTCGGGATACCGCCCACGGCGCGGGGATCGCGTTGTTTATGACGGACAACAATGGACGGTCACACGGCATGAACGCTTTAACGGTAAGCCAATGATCTTTATTGAGTAAAGAGGTGTGGGATGAAGGGGCTTGAGAATGCCATCCGCAATCTGAACAGCCTTGATACCCGTATGGTGCCACAGGCCAGCGCATGGGCGATAAACCGTGTGGCACAGAAAGCGGTCTCGGTTGCCACCCGGCAGGTTGCCGGGAATACCGTTGCGGGAGATAACCAGGTGAAAGGGATCCCCCTGAAACTGGTACGTCAGCGTGTCCGGGTGCTTAAAGCCAGTCCGTCAGGAAAAATGACGGCCAGGATCCGCGTTAACCGGGGCAATCTGCCCGCCATTAAGTTGGGGACAGCCCGGGTCAGACTGGCCCGGCGTGGTGGAAAACTGCAGTACCGTGGCAGTGTGCTGAAGGTGGGTAAATATCTTTTCCGGGATGCGTTTATTCAGCAACTGGCGAATGGTCGCTGGCATGTGATGCGGCGTATTGATGGCAAAAATCGTTACCCCATTGATGTGGTGAAAATCCCGCTGTCCGGACCGCTGACACAGGCATTTGAAGATGCCCGCGACCGCATCATTGCTGCGGAAATGCCGAAACAGCTGGGGTATGCACTGAAACAACAACTGAGGTTATGGCTGACCCGATGAACCGACATACACAAATCCGCCAGGTCGTACTGGCACGCCTTCGGGAACAGTGTGGAGACAGCGCCACGTTTTTTGACGGGCTTCCGGCATTTGTTGATGCGCAGGAACTGCCTGCCGTGGCGGTGTGGCTGAGTGATGCTCAGTACACCGGAAAAATGACGGATGAAGATGACTGGCAGGCTGTTCTGCATATTGCTGTCTTCATCCGGGCACAGGCACCGGATTCAGAGCTGGATATGTGGATGGAGAGCACCATTTTCCCGGCCCTGAATGATGTACCGGCACTTTCCGGACTCATCGACACCCTGATCCCACTCGGTTTTAACTATCAACGTGATAATGAGATGGCCACCTGGGCGATGGCGGAAATCACGTACCAGATCACGTACACGAATTAAGGAGGTGGCAATGACCACACCAAATCCACTGGCAAAGACGAAAGGTGCGGGGACGACGTTCTGGATGTATACCGGCAACGGCGACGCATTTGCGAACCCTTTGTCGGACACTGACTGGCTGCGTCTTGCGATGGTGAAGGATCTGCAACCTGGCGAAATGACCGCTGATGCAGAAGATGATACTTATCTCGATGATGAAGATGCAGACTGGAAAACGACAACCCAGGGGCAGAAATCAGTCGGTGATACTTCGGCGACGCTGGCCTGGCGTCCGGGTGACAGCGGGCAGAAAAAACTGGTTCAGTTGTTCGACTCCGGTGAAGTCTGCGCGTTTCGTATCAAATATCCCAACGGTACTGTTGATGTTTTCCGTGGCTGGCTGAGTTCACTGGGTAAAACCATTGCCTCAAAAGACGTGATGACCCGCACTGTGAAAATCAGCGGTGTGGGGCGTCCGTATCTGGCAGAGGAAGGCACTGAAACAGTGAGCGTTACCGGGCTGACGGTGGCACCGGCATCTGCCAGTGTAAAAGTGGGAGCAACCACCACGCTGACCTTTACAGTAAAACCTGACGGAGCCAGTGACAAAGCGATCAGTGTGCATTCGTCAGATCCACAGACTGCCACGGTGACCCTGAACGGGCTTGTAGCCACGGTGAAAGGCGTGAAGCAGGGCAGCGCCAGCATTGTGGGCATGACCGCTGACGGGAATTTTGTGGCTGTGGCTGCGGTGACTGTCAGCGCCGCAGGTTAACAGGACGATACTCATCATTTGCCCCGGTTATCCGGGGCTTTTTTGCAGGTGGAGAACATGATGTTTCTGAAACAGGGCACGTTTAATTATGAAAAACAGTCCGTGGTGCTCAGTGAGCTGTCCGGGCTGCAGAGAATTGAATATCTGGCGTTTGTTCAGCAGCGAACGGCAAAGTTTGATGCCGAAGAGGGAGAACTGCCGGAGGCTGAACGACAGATTGCTTTTCTGCGGATGGGGATGGATATCAATGCCTGGCTGGTTTCCCGCTCACTGTGGAATGCGGATCAGTCTAAGGATGTAGAGGCGCTTTGCGCATCCGTTATTACAACATGGTCGTATGATGCATTGGGTGCGGGGGCAGAGATGGTTCTTTCGCTGAGCGGTATGGGGGCCATTGAGAATGCCGGGGATGATGAGCATGAGGCGCTGACGCCGGAAAAGTCCTGACGCGGGAAATGCAGTTTGTCATGCGGCTTGCCCGGGAGTTCCGGCGGGCAGACTGGCGGCGGATGCTGTCGGAAATGTCGGCCACTGAGCTTGGTGAGTGGGGCGATTATTTCCGGATGCAGAGCTTCAGTGATGTGTGGATGGATGCGCAGTTTGCCTCGCTGAAGGCATTGATCGTGAGAATGGTGTCCGGCAGCAGTGATGCTGCGGTGGCTGATTTCAGCCTTTTACCGGAAGAGAACGGGATACCGGAGCGAACGGACGAAGAACTGATGCATCTTGGGGAAGGTATTTCCGGAGGTGTGCGTTATGGACCAGATAGCCAACCTGGTCATTGATTTGGGGATTGATGCGGCAGAGTTTAAAAATGAAATTCCCCGTATCAAAAACCTTCTGAATGGTGCAGCCAGCGATGCAGAACGGTCTTCTGCCCGTATGCAGCGTTTTATGGAGCGTCAGACTCAGGCCGCCCGGCAGACAACGCAGGCGGCTTCTTCGGCTGCAACCGCCGCATCCGTCCATGCGCAGACGGTGGAGAAGAGTGCACAGGCTCATGAACGCATGGCCCGCGAGGTGGAGCAAACCCGCCAGCGCATGGAGGCGCTGAGCCAGAAAATGCGCGAGGAACAGGCACAGGCCATGGCTCTGGCGGAGGCTCAGGATAAAGCGGCTGCCGCGTTTTATCGTCAGATTGACAGTGTGAAACAGGCCAGTGCGGGTCTGCAGGAATTACAGCGTATTCAGCAGCAGATCCGACAGGCCAGAAACAGTGGCGGGATTGGTCAGCAGGATTATCTGGCGCTGATTTCTGAGGTTACGGCGAAAACCCGTGTTCTTACACAGGCTGAGGAAGAGGCTACCCGACAGAAAGTGGCGTTTATCCGTCAGCTTAAAGAGCAGGCAACCCGCCAGAATCTTTCATCTTCTGAGTTGCTTCGTGCTAAGGCTGCCCAGCTGGGGGTAAGCAGTGCTGCAGAAGTGTATATCCGCAAAATGGAGCAGGCAGGAAAAGCCACTCATTCGCTGGGTCTGAAAAGTGCAGCAGCCCGCCAGGAGATAGGCGTTCTGATAGGTGAACTGGCCCGCGGCAATTTAGGGGCGCTGAGGGGATCCGGGATAACGCTGGCTAACCGTGCCGGATGGATAGACACACTGATGTCACCGAAAGGCATGATGCTTGGCGGGGTTATTGGCGGTATTGCCGCGGCTGTCTATGGTCTGGGTAAAGCCTGGTATGACGGTCAGAAGGAGGGGGAAGAATTTAACCGCCAGCTGTCGCTGACGGGGCATTATGCCGGAGTCACTGCCGGGCAGCTGTGGACGCTCAGTCGTGCTATTTCCGGGAATGGTATCACGCAACATGCTGTAGCCGGTGCGCTGGCTCAGGTGGTGGGGAGTGGTGCATTTCGTGGAAACGATATCGGTATGGTGGCGAGAGCTGCCGCACAGATGGAGCGATCGGTTGGCCAGTCGGTCAGCGATACCATAAATCAGTTTAAGCGGCTGAAGGATGATCCTGTAAATGCCGCGAAGGCTCTGGACAATGAGCTGCATTTTCTTACTGCCACTCAGCTTGAGCAGATACGCGTCCTTGGGGATCAGGGACGGTCCAGTGATGCTGCACGGATAGCCATGTCTGCACTGGCAGAGGAAACCGGTCGGCGTACTGCGGATATTGATAATAACCTCAATGCGCTGGGCAGTACGCTGAAGTATCTGTCTGATTTGTGGAGTCGTTTCTGGGATGCGGCCATGAATATTGGTCGTGAAGACTCGCTGGATGAACAGATTGCCGCTTTACAGGAGAAAGTGTCGCGGGCGAAAAGACTCCCCTGGACGGCATCATCTTCTCAGGTTGAATACGATCAGCAGCGTCTTAACGATCTTCAGGAGAAAAAACGCCAGAAGGATTTGCAGGATGCAAAAGAGCAGGCAGAGCGGAATTATCAGGAGCAACAGAAACGCCGTAATGCTGAAAATGCTGCACTGAACCGGATGAATGAAACGGAAGCAGCACGACATCAGCGTGAAATTGCGCGTATTAATGCCATGCAGTACGCCGATCAGGCTGTCAGGGATGCGGCGATACAACGTGAAAATGAACGTTACGAGAAAGCCCTGGCATCCGGTAAGAAAAAAACACGCGAAACCCGTAATGATGAGGCCACCCGGTTATTGCTGCAGTACAGTCAGCAACAGGCACAGGTGGAAGGGCAGATTGCTGCTGCCAGACAGTCAGCAGGCATTGCCACTGACAGGATGACAGAAGCGCATAAACAGCTTCTGGCTCTGCAGCAGCGCATCAGCGACCTGGACGGGAAAAAACTGACGGCAGATGAAAAGAGTGTGCTGGCCCGTAAAGATGAACTGATTCAGGCACTGATGCTGTTGGATGTAAAACAGCAGGAGCTTCAGAAACAGACGGCACTCAACGAGCTGAAGAAAAAAACAATTCAGCTGACCAGTCAACTGGCTGAAGAAGAGCGCGCTCAGCGTCAGCAACATGACCTGGATATCGCCACGGTGGGTATGGGTGATCAGCAGCGGCAGCGATATCAGGTACAACTGAGTCTTCGCCAGAAATACCAGCAACAGCTGGAGCAGTTGAGGCGGGATAGTGAGCAGAAAGGGACATATAACACGGATGACTACAGAAAGGCCGAGCAGGCGCTGACGGAGAGCCTGAACCGACAACTGAATGAGAATCGCCGTTACTGGCAACAGCTTGAAATTGCTCAGGGTAATTGGAAAAACGGAGTCCTGCGTGCACTCCAGAATGTCACTGAGAATGCGGATAACACAGCCGGGACAGTGGAACAGTTGTTCACGTCTGCGTTCAGTAGCATGAGTGACTGGCTGGCGACATTCTGTACTACAGGCAAACTCAATTTCAAATCTTTTACTTCTTCTGTGCTGTCAGATATGTCCAGAATCATGGCTCAGATAGCTTTAATGAAAGCGGTAAAAGGCATTGCTTCCGCGCTGCCTTTTGATTTTGTAGCCAATGCTGATGGCGGTGTTTATCAGTCGGCTGATTTGAGTCGCTACAGTGGCACGGTGGTTAACCGTCCGACGTTTTTTGCTTTTGCAAAAGGCGCGGGTGTGATGGGGGAAGCTGGACCTGAAGCCATTCTACCACTGCGTCGTGGTGCTGACGGTAAGCTGGGGGTTGTAGCGGATATTGGTGGTTCAGGTATGGCGATGTTTGCCCCGCAGTACAACATCGAGATCAATAACGATGGCACGAACGGGCAGATAGGTCCGGCTGCCCTGAAGGTGGTTTATGACCTTGGGAAAAAAGCGGCAGCGGACTTTATGCAACAGCAGGCCCGTGATGGTGGTCGGTTAAGTGGAGCATATCGGTAATGGAGACGTTTCACTGGAAAGTGCGCCCGGATATGAATGTGGTATCAGAGCCGAAAGTGGTGACAGTGAAGCTGGGCGATGGTTATGAACAGCGTCGTGCGGCGGGACTGAATAACCAGTTGTCGACTTACAGCGTGACGATACGTGTTCGTAAATGTGAACACCCATCTTTAAAAGCCTTTCTGGAACGGCACGGTGGCGTCCGCGCATTTCAGTGGACGCCACCTTATGACTGGAAGCCGATCAGGGTGGTTTGTCGTAAATGGTCGGCAAGCGTAGGGGCGCTGTGGGTAACCATAACGGCAGATTTTGAACAGGTCGTGGCATAGGAGGCTCTGATGCAGGATATTCCACAGGAAACACATCATGAGACGACACGCCTTACTCAGTCAGCCCAGGTGGTGCTCTGGGAAATCGATCTGACAGAGGTCGGTGGTGAACGTTATTTTTTCTGTAATGAGCAGAACGAAAAAGGTGAGCCGGTCACCTGGCAGGGGCGGCAGTATCAGGCATACCCCATTCAGGGGACGGGATTTGAACTGAACGGTAAGGGCAGTGCTGCCCGTCCGACACTGACGGTCTCTAACCTGCACGGCATGGTCACCGGGATGGCGGAAGACCTGCAGAGTCTGGTCGGCGGAACGGTGGTCAGGCGTAAGGTTTACGCCCGTTTTCTTGATGCGGTGAACTTCGTCAACGGAAACAGCGACGCCGATCCGGAGCAGGAGGTGATCAGCCGTTGGCGCATCGAGCAGTGCAGCGAACTGAGTGCGGTCAGTGCCTCCTTTGTGCTCTCCACACCGACGGAAACGGATGGTGCTGTTTTTCCGGGGCGCATCATGCTGGCCAACACCTGCACCTGGACCTATCGCGGTGATGAGTGCGGTTATCATGGTCCGGCTGTCGCGGATGAATATGACCAGCCGACGTCCGATATCACGAAGGATAAATGCAGCAAATGCCTGAGCGGCTGTAAGTTTCGCAATAACGTCGGCAACTTTGGCGGCTTCCTTTCCATTAACAAACTTTCGCAGTAATCCCATGACACAGACAGAATCAGCGATTCTGGCGCACGCCCGGCGATGTGCGCCAGCGGAGTCGTGCGGCTTCGTGGTGAGAACGCCGGAAGGGGAAAGATATTTTCCCTGCGTGAATATCTCCGGTGAGCCGGAGGCGTATTTCCGGATGTCGCCGGAGGACTGGCTGCGGGCAGAGATGCAGGGTGAGATTGTGGCACTGGTCCACAGCCACCCCGGTGGTCTGCCCTGGCTGAGTGAGGCTGACAGGCGGCTGCAGGTGCAGAGCGATTTGCCTTGGTGGCTGGTCTGCCGGGGTGAGATTCATAAATTCCGCTGTGTGCCGCATCTTACCGGGCGGCGCTTTGAGCACGGGGTGACGGACTGTTACACGCTGTTCCGGGATGCTTATCATCTGGCGGGGATTGAGATGCCGGACTTTCATCGTGAGGATGACTGGTGGTGTAACGGTCAGAATCTCTATCTGGATAATCTGGAGGCCACAGGGCTGTATCAGGTGCCGTTGTCAGCGGCGCAGCCGGGCGATGTGCTGCTGTGCTGTTTTGGTTCATCGGTGCCGAATCATGCCGCCATTTACTGCGGCGACGGTGAGCTGTTGCACCATATTCCTGAACAACTGAGCAAACGAGAGAGGTATACCGACAAATGGCAGCGACGCACACACTCCCTCTGGCGTCACCGGGCATGGCACGCATCTGCCTTTACGGGGATTTACAACGATTTGGCCGCCGCATCGACCTTCGTGTAAAAACGGGGGCTGAAGCCATCCGGGCGTTGTCCACACAGCTCCCGGCGTTTCGTCAGAAACTGAATGACGGCTGGTATCAGGTGCGCATTGCCGGGCGTGATGCAGGTGAAACCGAATTATCTGCCCGTCTTAATGAGCCGCTGGCAAATGGTGCCGTGATCCACATCGTGCCGCGTCTGGCGGGAGCTAAAAGTGGCGGTGTGTTTCAGGTGGTGCTGGGGGCGGCGCTGATTGCGGTGGCATGGTGGAACCCTGTGGGCTGGCTGGGTGCCGCGGCTGTATCGGGCATGTATGCGGCAGGGGCCAGTATGATCCTGGGTGGTGTGGCCCAGATGCTGGCACCGAAAGCCCGGACGCCCACAGCGACCAGCACGGATAACGGTAAGCAGAACACCTATTTCTCATCACTGGATAACATGGTTGCCCAGGGCAATGTTCTGCCTGTTCTGTACGGTGAAATGCGCGTGGGGTCTCGTGTGGTTTCTCAGGAGATCAGCACGGCAGATGAAGGGGACGGTGGTCAGGTTGTGGTGATTGGCCGCTGATGCAAAATATTTCATGTGAAACCGCCTCCGGGCGGTTTTGTCGTTTATGGAGCATGACGAATGGGCAAAGGAAGCAGTAAGGGGCATACCCCGCGCGAAGCGAAGGACAACCTGAAGTCCACGCAACTGCTGAGTGTGATTGATGCCATCAGCGAAGGGCCGATTGAAGGTCCGGTGGATGGATTAAAAAGCGTGCTGCTGAACAGTACGCCGGTGCTGGACAGTGAGGGGAATACCAACATCTCCGGTGTCACGGTGGTGTTCCGTGCCGGTGAGCAGGAACAGACTCCGCCGGAGGGATTTGAATCATCAGGTTCCGAGACGGTACTGGGTACGGAAGTGAAATATGACACGCCGATCACCCGCACCATTACGTCTGCAAACATCGACCGTCTGCGCTTTACCTTCGGTGTGCAGGCTCTGGTGGAAACCACCTCAAAGGGTGACCGGAATCCATCGGAAGTCCGCCTGCTGGTTCAGATACAGCGTAACGGTGGCTGGGTGACGGAAAAAGACATCACCATTAAGGGCAAAACCACCTCGCAGTATCTGGCCTCGGTGGTGGTGGGTAACCTGCCGCCGCGCCCGTTTAATATCCGTATGCGCAGGATGACGCCGGACAGCACCACAGACCAGCTGCAGAACAAAACGCTCTGGTCGTCATACACCGAAATCATCGATGTGAAACAGTGCTACCCGAACACGGCACTGGTCGGCGTGCAGGTGGACTCGGAACAGTTCGGCAGCCAGCAGGTGAGCCGTAATTATCATCTTCGCGGGCGCATTCTGCAGGTGCCGTCGAACTATAACCCGCAGACGCGGCAATACAGCGGTATCTGGGACGGGACGTTTAAACCGGCATACAGCAACAACATGGCCTGGTGTCTGTGGGATATGCTGACCCACCCGCGCTACGGCATGGGGAAACGTCTTGGTGCGGCGGATGTGGACAAATGGGCGCTGTATGTCATCGGCCAGTATTGCGATCAGTCAGTGCCGGATGGCTTTGGTGGCACGGAGCCGCGCATCACCTGTAACGCTTACCTGACCACACAGCGTAAGGCGTGGGATGTGCTCAGCGATTTCTGCTCGGCGATGCGCTGTATGCCGGTATGGAACGGACAGACGCTGACGTTCGTGCAGGACCGACCGTCGGATAAGGTGTGGACCTATAACCGCAGTAATGTGGTGATGCCGGATGATGGCGCGCCGTTCCGCTACAGCTTCAGCGCCCTGAAGGACCGCCATAATGCCGTTGAGGTGAACTGGATTGACCCGAATAACGGCTGGGAGACGGCGACAGAGCTTGTGGAGGACACGCAGGCCATTGCCCGTTACGGTCGTAACGTCACGAAGATGGATGCTTTTGGCTGTACCAGCCGGGGGCAGGCACACCGCGCCGGGCTGTGGCTGATTAAAACGGAGCTGCTGGAAACGCAGACCGTGGACTTCAGCGTGGGCGCAGAAGGGCTTCGCCATGTACCGGGCGATGTCATTGAAATCTGCGATGATGACTATGCGGGCATCAGCATCGGCGGGCGCGTGCTGGCGGTGAACAGCCAGACGCGGACACTGACGCTAGACCGTGAAATCATGCTGCCA